CACCCGTAAGGGGGCAGGTAACGTTTAACCTGGTTGTACACCAGACGCTCCCTCTTCCGGAGTAGAGGCTCAAAACCTTGGCCAAATGTCCGCATCAATTCAATGAAATTGTTTGAATTGGGGTCCCTCCATTTAAAAGCAGAGACTACTCGCTTGGGGGTTATTATCTTACCCGCAAACTCCGTTAGACCTGAAGAAATGATGGTTTTATCAGGGTTATACGGACATCCAAGAAGGTTCAGTGTCTTCAGATATCTTTCATAGGTGGCTTTGTGTAGAATGATAACATCGTCACCTAGGACGAAGAACCTGTTAGGAACTCCGCCACTCAAGAGATGCAAAAGTACACCGTGTGTCAAGGCAAATGCCGGGAAGCTAGGGTATAAACCCATAGGCTGACCGTTTGTCCACCGCACATTCAGTTTTGGTTTCTTACATTCCCAATCGGACCTTGACAACTCCTCAAAAAGTTCTATATCAGGCATAGGTCAAAAAATATTACTAATAACAGATAGTTGAAACGACATCTGAAAGAAATCTGTCGCCGAGGATAGATCTACTGCAAAAGCAGTCCCTCCATTCTTGAGGTGTTCTTGTACAACGCTGTAAGGCTTACTTTGATCAAAAGTGCAGTCCCAAGGCACGGATCCCAGCAATTTAAATAATGCCGATCCCAGTGGTTGCAATGCCAACTGGTGAATCCGGTAGGGGCTTGCGATCCAACGTACTTTCCAGCCTCCATCCTTGGTTAGAGGACATAAGGAACCAGCCAAGACCGGTATAAAAGGTGGTCTCAGCCTGCTATGCACGGTCTCAAAAGCACCGTATTCGGACAAGTGGTAACTTGCGCCGCTTAAGCCTTGCAAGGGCTCACATAGGGAAATGTTGTCAATACCCTCCAACACCTTGGAATATACGGTGTAATGACGGTTAAGAAAAAGGTGGTGATATGGGTTTTTAAGCCATAGAAACTCTTTCTCCAGGTCATCATGTTGACTGACCGAACCCGACTTGTAGATTGGGCTTTTCACTGCCAATTTACCACGGAAGGTTAGCAGAGGCTGATGAGGCCCCAACTGGTTTTGATTTCCAAAGATGGACAATGCGTGGTTAGCAACATCACGTAAGATTTCATCCGGAATTACAACCGGGGTACTCTCTACTGAGGCTCTCAGCTTCGCCACATGCTCCTCTGTCGGACAGCTCGGAATAAAACTCGAGTACGCCATAAGACAGTTCAGGACTGTTTCAAAACAGCGCAAGGATTTGCTTGCATATGACCTGAGGAAACCCCACACACCAAACCAACCGCCGTCCCTGTTCTTCCTGACCCAGGTAAGCGGCTCATCGCCGGCTTGCAGTCTCACGAAATCCTGTTTAAGCGACTTCAATCGACTCACGGTCCAACTTGGTCCAGAGTTGATCTCCCACTTCAATATCTCCGCCTCAAGTGAGCAGGCGGCGTGAGCAGGAAGACCTAAAGATTTAAACCTCCTCGACATGTCCGAGCTACGCTGATATTTCAGCATAGGGTGACCTCCTTTGTAATAAGGTGGATGCCTAGTAGCTTGGCAATCGAGGGAATGCCAGAAGAAAGAAGTGGCCCATAGCCGCACCATGCGGACTGGGATTAGAGAGGGATATCGTCGTCGTCCTCACACCAAGATGATGGAGGAGGGGGTGATACATTCCCATCGGCACGAGAAACTTTCGGTACAGATTGGTCAGCTAGGCTGAGAACCTGTTGATCTCCTACCCTCGTACGGCTTTCATGAAGCGGTACAACAACCGTTTTACGACTCTCGCTGTACAATGTGCCCTCGTCGATTCTGGTATTGAAGTAGCGGTCCACTACGTCCTGTAGTGAGTCTTTAAAGAGACCATTCGGCAGCCTGCCAATCCGGGCCTTGAGTCCAAGTAGGCACTCCGCGTCGAACAAAATAGAGTCCAACACTTCAGCCAGGTGGCATTTGTGGCGTTCGATTTTATCAACGTAATCATTTGTCATGCAGACCTCCTTTTATATCCTATCTCTTTTCATATGGGC